CTTAACAGCAATAACGCTTAGTCCTGCAATAGGACCAGATAGTGTAGGAAGACCTGCATCTTGTGAAAACGATGGGTTAACCATGCGTAGTTTAAATGTAAACTCATTAAACAATGGTTGACTGTATCCAGTGTTACCTGTTAATACGCGGAACGCATTATCTGTTGCTTTAAAGATTACATTATCCATAGGCATTACTACATATGGCTCGCCATTCTGGTCTTCATGAATAGCACCGCTAGCCTCAATACCTACGTTAGATAAACGCAAACGATATAGCGTACGTGGAGCAACATCCTTTAAACGATAGATACGGCGATAAAAGTCTTCAGTTGCACGGTAGTAACGACCTACAGTACGTAGACTAAATGATAAGTTAGAACGAATCTTAGGGTTATCAGCAAACTTAAGGATAGTATCTGCTGCTTCACGCACTGCTAATTCAGTAAATCGCTTCTCTGCTATTCGTTCATACTTTAATTTAGTAGCATCAATCTGTGCTTGCGTAGCACCAGCAAAAGGACCTATTTCGCGTTCTGCTTGTTGACGTACAAATGCCTTTTCAATGTTCTTATACTTCTTACGAAGTTGAGCATATGTAACCATAACTGCTGGTTGACGGAATATACCTGTTACTTGCTGGTCCATCCAGTCCATCATAGTGTTACCTGCACGCCTAAACACAGACTCAATATTAAAGTCACCAAATGCTAGTTCAGTGTTAACTGGTCCACTAATGCGGAATCCCTTAGTAGCATCATGGAACTCATCTAGTGGAATACGAGCAACGGCTTCATTCCATGAAGGAATACGATTACTACCAGCAGCCATCTTTTCAAGTTGGCGGTAACTGCTCTTAACTACATTAAGTAATGTGTCATTAAACTTGTTTGCATCCCCATGGAATGTCTCAAACATATCGGTAAACATACGGAACAACTGTCCACGTACAATTTGTTCATCATCTAGACCTTTAGCACGGGCTTGTACTGTGTACATAGAACGCTCTAGGAAAGCGTTAATAGCCTTTTGGTCTTTAGCAATCCAAGTCTTAGTTAAATCGTTAAACTCAAAACCAATCTTACGCATACCAGCATCTAATGCCAGTTCCATCATTTCTTTACCAGTGCGAGGGTCAACTTCGCCTGGCTTTAATGCATTGTATCTAAAGAATATATCTGCTGGGTTAAGAGTAACTTCATCAGTTAACTTAGCCTTGTTACCAGCCAACATCTTAAACCATTTTTCAAAGTGCGCTAGCGCAACTTCTTGTTCTGACAACATAGCGGTGTCAATGGTGCGTGTAGTGTTACCCATTTTGATACCAAGTTGTTCAAAAGCCATGTCAAGCATAGACGGTGTAATAACTGAAGCCATTACTTCATCGCCATAGCGACCTGAAATACCACTGCTAGCAACAAGTGATGCAGCCATAGAGTTTAATGCATCTGGTGAATGAACAAATGCTTGCATAAGATAGCCAGCAGTCTCTTCATCAACATAACGACCATACATTTTAGAAACATGCTCTGATATAGCCTGACGCTTTTCTAAACTAGACAGCATTGATGGGTCTATATCTAATTCAACAGCCTTAGCATCTAAAATATTCTGGCGGTCTAACAATGTTAACGCTTCTTCGTGAGAATAACGTGGTTGCTTACCAATTCGCATAGGAGCATCAGACTTAGGTGCAAACTTTAATGCTTTTTGTATACCTCTGCGTACTGGACCACTAGCAGATTTAGAACCTGTAGCAGCACGAGACATATTTCCTAAACGCAAGCCCTCAAGTCTTGCAAATCTACGCATATCTTTAGTAGGTGCAGACAATAAATACATTGTTGCTTCATCAATTGCAGAACGTACACCTAAGCGAGGGAACAAAGTTAAAATAGACCAAGTGTCAACTAACTTTTTTGAAAAATTACCTTGTGTAGCGCCACCAAGTGCTCCAATAATATTCTTCTTAGACTTAATTTCCCAAATAGTTGAGCCAATAACGTCATAAGGTAGTGGACCAACAGCCCAAGTTGTTTGATAAGGCTGAATTGGACCTTCTGTGTTAACAAAAAATCCACTTTCGGACTCACGCACAGAGTTTGCTGGTGCAAACTTAGCATGTTCTGGATTAATAGCAAGGTCTTTTTTAGTTGCAAAGCCTGCCTTGTTACCATACTTGTCTTGAAGGGTTTTAATAATTAACTCTTCACCCTTTTGGCTACCACCAAGACCCATTGAGTACATAGTTGCAGCATCTAGGTTACGCAAAATAACAATTTGTTCATCTGCTGTTGATTCCATAAAGCGAACAGTTAATGCTTGTGCCATTTCCTTAGGCAATAACTGACGAGCACGGGCTGTAAAGTTTGCAGATGTATCTAAAGCGTTAGCACCAATGCGTACTTCTAGTCCTTGTGGAGAACGAGCAGCCATTAAACCAATTTTTTTCCAACGGGTAATCTCTTTATTAGCCTCTAGAAGAACAGACATGTCAGCATTAGGATTAGCCAAACGCTGTAAAGCATCTTCAGTGTTAAGAAGAGCAGCAGTAATTGGCTCTAAATCAGCATCGCGTTCCGCGGCTGTGCGAGACATGTTGTTAAATCTTGCATCAAGTGAACGTGTAATTGCATCAGACATTAAACGATTTTGGCGAGCAACTGCTACGCCATTGCGCATATAAGTTATTCCATCAACACGACCAGCAAGCAATAGATTTAAATTACCTGCATTTTCAAAGAACCTCTGTGCTGTTGATGCATCGAATACTTCTCCGTCAACAAGAACCTTAATGGCATTTTGGTCATTGTATCCTGGAAAGTTCTTAGCAATATTGTCAAGTGCTAGCGACTTTTCGCCTGGTGATTTAGAATCTGCAACTCTTTTAATTGCAGGACCAATACCATCTTGCCACAAATTAAACACTAATGGTTCTTTAAATGTAGTTTCAACAGCACGTTCAACTGGAACACCGTTGTCAATCATTTTAAGAAGCGAGTTAGTAATACGCTCACCCTTAGTAACGCCCTTGCTTAGTCCACCTGTCATCCAAGTAAGTGGGTCTACTGCAATCTGATAGATAAAGTCAATAACACCAGAAACATTTTTAGTTGTACCGCTAACACCACTTGAAGGTGGCTTGCGGTCAAGCATACGAGCAATGTCTCGTCCAGGTGAAACCTGTGCGTACTTAACGCCATCTAAAACTAACTTAAATGCATCAGGGTCATCGTATGCTTTTTTAATTGAGTTAAGTAGTTCTGGGTCTACTTTACCAAAATCTTGTACAATTTCACCAGGTGTCTTACCAGAAAGCAGACCCTTAGCAACTTCGACATCATACTTACCAAAGTAATCTGTTGCTTCTTTTAAAGCACCAAGGTCATATTGATTCTTGCCATCCCATGCATCAGTCCATGTTTTAGCAGCAAACAAATCTGCACCTTGTGCAACTTGACGAGCAACCTTGTAAGGCTCGTTAATTAAGCGGTTGTATTGCCCACCTAGTTTAAACAAACCAATAAGTGGCGAAGCCACTACTTTACCAAAAGTTTTAGCAACCCCTAAAAGACGGTCAGTAGCATCTGGTGGTGCTTGCATGTAGTCAGCATCTTGAAACATAAACTTTAATTGGTCCTGAATTGCTGGGTCAAGACTGTCGTATTCTTTACGTGCTTTCTCAACATCAAGTTTAGCAAGTTCACGATGCTTCTTGATTGAGTAACTCATTTGTTCTACTTGGTTTTTTTCTACGCCAGATAAACCTGCAGATGTAGCCGCAGCATAAAGGTTAGGTGAAACTTCAGCAACAACAGATTTAATGTACTGAGGCATTAGTACCCTTTATCAAGTAATTGTCTATAAATTAATTCTGCATCACCTGATGGGTCATACTGTGCAAGACGCTTTAATGTGTCAGTTAATGATGGCGCATAGTTAGGAAGGTCGCGCATTAGTTCTGAACCACCACCTTCTCCTAAATCAATACCAGCAGTTACTGGTTGATTAGGACGCTCTGTTGGAGCGTCTAGTGGTGTAAAGTTAAATCCTGGAATACCAGAACCAGCAAGCGGTGCTCCGCTTTGTTGTTCGGCTAATCCTTTATTTTGTCCGTATCCAAAACCTGTGTATTGCTTCTGTGGCTGTGTCATGCCTTCGGTAGCCCCACCATCTGTACGCTGTGAAAGTGCACCAGGACCTGATGTAGGTGCTGGATTATTAGGTTGACGATAACCTCCACGTGCCATTATTCGTCCTCCTCTTCAATGTGTTTTCTAATATCATCTGGTGTTATTTCTGCTTGCATCCAGTCAGGATACGCTTGCTTTGCAGAAAGAATATACAAAGCGTTATCTACGCTAAATCCTGCTCTGCGTAATGATTTATAAAATTCATGCAACTCAATTGCATACTGGTCTAACTTTGAATAACTTTCATCAGCAACTGTTTTAACCTTTGCGGTTCTCTTGCGAGGTGTTGCCATGATTACTCCTTAGACTGCTCGTTCTCTAGTTGTCCGTACTGCGCTACGCCCTGCGCCTTCACCTGTCATGGTGCTAAGTAATGTTTGTAAATCTGGTCTTCCTTGTGGGACTGGAGCGCCTCCTGCTGGAGCGGAACCAGGAGCAGCGGGGACAGGTTGCTCAGACTGTTCTTCTGCGCCAGCAGGAGGATTCTCAGGTTTAAACACTTCCTCAATGGCATCTTCAATAGACTTACCAGCCTTGCGTGCTTTAATCACTTCTGACATTTGTCGCACTAGTGCTGATGGGTCTTGTCCCTGCATAGCCATTTGAGGAATTGCTTGTGCCATGGCTGCTAATGAACCAACCAATGCGTCTCGCATCTTTTCAATTTCAATTTTCTCTTGTTCAAGAGTCACGTTGACGCCGAATGGTAGTTCACGCATAGCCATATCCTTGGAGATAAGTCCCCCTCCAAGTGCCTGCAACATAAAAATAAGTCCTTGTGCTGGATTCAATCCAGCCAACATACCGTATCTTACATCTGCAGAATAATCTTTTTTGATGTCCTTGCTTGGCAAGTAAGTAACCATAAATGGAGAACCAGCATCAATACCACGAATTGTTTTTTCTTCATTAAACAATGCTTCATCTACTTCAAAACAAAGCGCAATAACATCACGCAATGCTGCTGAGAAGATAGCCTGTGCTGATTTAACCTGTGTATCAAATGCACCAAGTAGAGCCTGTACGCCTTGTCCAGTAACAATTGAAGCATCTACGTTACCTGTACGAGATTCAGGATAACGCGCTCCAACGCGCAGTTCTTGATTAAGCAACTGTTGTTCAGTAAACGCACCTTGTGGAAGTGTCAATTCAACACGGCGAACACCTGCTGGGTTAGCCGTACGAATTACAGCATCTCCACCAAGTTGTAGTTCTTGAACATCTTGTGGCAAAACAATTGGTGCTTGTACTGACTTCTCTGCTGCTTCCATTGCAAGTAATGCAAAACGATTGCGAAGCAACTGAATACCAAGTACGTCA